GAAATAAAAGATGAAAAACAATGGAAAGCTGCACATACTTTTTTAAAATCATAATCAATCAATAGGAAAAAATATGACACCTTACGGACCTGGTACTTATGGCACACAAAGAGGTCGACCATCTAAAAAGAAAAAAAAAGATAAAAAAAAAGCTAAAAAGAAAAAGAAATAACCCTATGGCAAAATTGCTTTCCAAACCGAACTTTCAACAAAGAAAAATAAAGTCTAAAAGACTTTATGATAGACGACAGGCGAAATCTACTTTGTTAGATTGGGAGGATGGTGGGTATTAGTGCCGTTTAAATCTAAAAGGCAAAAGCGTTATCTATTTGCAAAGAAACCAAAACTTGCAAAAAGGTGGGCTAAAAAATACGGCTATAAGGTTAAGAAAAGTGCCAAGAGTTAAAACAACTTGGGCTAACAGTAAAAAAACATCAGGAAGAGTAGTAGGGAATTGTAGGTACTGCAAGAACGAAGTTATTTCAGACGATTCGTTTGTAGTCTTTGCAACGAAAGAAAGAGCTCATCATAGATGCTATGTTAAGGATTCTGAAAAAGAAAGTAGTAAGAATATTTACTTATAACCCCATAATTCTTTAGCTCTTTCCAACAAAGAATTATCTGATTCGTTTTGCCATTTGTAGTGTGTAAAGTCAGGAATTATATATTTAGTAAGTTCCTTTGGATTGGTTGTTATGTTTAATAATCTTTCCATAACTTGAGCTTTATGGGCTAATTGTTTTAATACTATCTTTAAGTTTTCCGGCCTTAATGGTGGGCAATTACCGGCATGATAAGTCATATACGCTTTAGGTATATCTTCTTTTTTCTTAACAACTTTATCACTAGCATAAACCAAATAAACAGGTTTTTCCTTTGCTACATGGTAAAGGGCAACTTGTGATAAATGGTCTATGCTAATTTTTTCCGGAGTTGGAATTGCTTTAGTAGCCCATGATCTAGTTCCGTCTAATTTTACTTTTCCTTTTCTAGGCCATAGGGTTTTAGTTTCTATAACATATCTTCCATATAAATCTATAAATCCATGTGTCGGTACTCCAACATTAGGCAAACCATGATAGGCCTCAATTTCTTCTTCGTACTTATCCTCTTTAAAATGAGGAATTTCACAAAGGCCATTCCATAGGTTTTGAATTATAGTTTTACATACTTTGCTAAAATGTTCTTTCTTTTCTTCTTGGTCTTTATTTAAAAATACTAATTTGTCTATTTTCTTTTTAACCGGAGTGAACATTTGTATCTTTTTCTTTCAACTTTGACATATTCATTTCTGCTGTTTGCCAAGACCTACGAACTTTATTCATAAGAACATCAACCGCTTGTTTGATAGCTTCTACTTTTTCAAAATCACCTACATTATCTAGGTCTATTTTGTTTTTCTTACATTTTTTATTTATTAAAAAAGTATAAGTATTTTCTATTGTCTTGGGTTCTTTACCAAATTGATTAGCATCCCAACCAAATTTTTGACAAAGAAATAATAGTTGTTCCGCAGATAAACCATTATTACCATGTTCAAACTTCTGTATTTGCTGAAATGTAACTTTAAGTTCATTGGACATTTGAGTTTGATTTTTTTCTAACTCAATTCTTTTCAATGAAAAATTTTTGGCTATGTTTTCCCTTAATTGAAGGTCTAATACCAGTCTAGTCATGTTTCCTTTCATTTTAGGCGATAGATCTCCTGAGCTTTTTATACACTTTTTACTTTAATTAACTATTTATGTATAAATAGCTTGTTGTTTTTCCTTTTCGGTAGAAATCTTTTCATCAAATTTAGGTAGTGAATTTTGTATCTTCAAAAACATTCTTTTATGATTCCACATTTTATCCACTGCCTTTTGTTTTTTGACTTCCAGATCCCTTATCTTTTTCGGTTCTATCGTCATCTTTTTCCTCTAGTTTTATTGTTCGCTTTTTAAAAGTAAGGTCAGAGGCTTCAACCTTTGCTTTTTCACTTGGTTTAGATTGAAGATGTGCCTTTTGTGTTGCCTTTTCAACAGTCTTATCTTCAATCGTTTCTTTGGCTTGAATGGAGGCTTCGTAATACCAAACACTCTCAACCTTTGCCATTCATCTCCAAATTCCTTGCTTTATTAGAAGCAATTTTAATTATATCGCCCCTATCAACCAATTTATTAACCAATACAGAAATTGAATTAGGGCTTTTATATCCTAAATCCATCTGCATTTTTCGCCTTGTAGGCGACATATCATATTTTGTATAATATTTTTTAAAATATTTCAATACTTTCATCATTTTAGGAGTCATGGGTATTCTACTTACCATTTGATTTTTCCTCCGTTATTATTAACTTTCTTAACAATTCATTATATCCTGCAATATCATCATGGTTATCTTTAAAGTACCTTTTACTTGATAAAATACGCCAAAGTTTAAGCATAACCATAAAAATACCAAATATTCTTATAGAAACTTTAACCTTAACTCCGTTGTGTGCCGTTAAAATATTTTCTAAAAGTTGTGTCATGACCCAAGAAGTTTTATCAAAACTTCCATAATCTTCTTCTTTTTGTTTTAAAAGTTTATCTAATTGATTAATAAACCTTACATTGTTTTCATCATAAAATTTGCTCATTTTTTTCCTTCTATATAATTTTTATATATTCCAGACCTAGAATTTTTAATGGGAAAATAATTATGTGATTTTCCAAATACTTTAATTGCCCTTAAATATCTTTCTGAATTTAATTGAAATTTATCTCCATTAGAAAGTTTTATAATGGAAGCATAAGTTCTTTTTTTATCTTCATCTTCCATTTCTTTAAAAAATAAATTTAAAAGATCAACACCTTTTTTCTTTCCATAGTCATCAAAAAATTGTTGTAATACAGGTTTCATTCTATTTTTTCCCTTAATCCTTTTATGTATGCTTCTTCCATTCCAGGTGGCCAATTATACCATTGGCCTTTGTCTGTCTTGCAATAGTGTAAAAGAACAATATTATTTTTATACTTTCTGTAAATCCAAGTTTGGCCGTTTCCTGCTTTGTAGTTTGGATTTTCTTCAAACCTTGTAACTGAATCTATCATTTGACTACAAGTTTTCATCTGCCAATATGGCAAAGTCGCACTAAAAGTAGCTTGTGCAACTTCGCCATTTAGCAAGTGAAGAAAAACAACAACAAACTTCATCATGATTCAACTAAAAGCTCAACCCATCTTGTTTAGAATCCTTTGGATCGTTAAAAACAAGATTGTAGTTGGCAGACTTTCCTTTTTCTTCGTCTCCAGCATTTTTAAATGCTACACTAACTTTCTTATGAAACCTTTTTAACAATTCCGTAACAGGTTCTATATTAATGGGTTGCTTGTAGTTGGTATTGAGTGCTATTTTATTTTCCGCTTCATTGGGATAATATAAAGCAACTTGCATATTAAGACCTAAACCTAACATTTTCCCATCTTTAGTATAAACCTCAGATAAAGAAAAATTAGTATAGTTCCCTTGCTCATCTTTTATAGAACCAGTACCAACAGTCTTAATGTTGTTTTTATCTTTCCAAATAGTTATTTGGTTAGAGTTCAATGCCATGTTTTCCTCCTTTTTCTTGTGCATTGTCTATGGCTTTTCTTTTATTATCAAAATTGGCCATAGTTTTAGCTTGTTCGTCTTTAGACATATTTTGATACTCTCCGCTGTTCATAAATTTAGATTGCTCAGCATTTAATCTAGTTTGCAATCCTTTTCTATTAACAACGAAATCTTTTGGTGCTGGAAAACCATCTTCATTATCCATGCCGGTTTCTAAACAAAAACCTTTTAAGTAAGCATATTTAGTGGCATAAGAAATAGCATTACCGGTAGCGTACTTATCTATCTTGGCAAACGCTGAAGCACCTTCTACTTCTAGTTTTTCTCTTGGGTTTTCCACATTAATTAATGTTAAATTACATTCGGTATAAAAATAATTTTCAATGGTTCTTTGATTTAAGTATTTAGGAATGGCTAATAGTTTATTATCTATTAACGCTTTTCTAATTACTTTGGTAACAGCGTCATGTTCAATAGGGTTAAAGTGCATACCATTTTTTTTTGCACCTTTTTCAACCTTTCCTACTTCTTTCATTACATCTAAAACTTTTTCGTAAATAGACTTACTGCTTTTTTTGGTCTGTGATTGTTTTTCCATAAACGGCTAATATCTCCTTTGCTATATTTAGTATTTTATCTTCAAATTGGTTAAAGGCATTAAAACTTAATTTTAATTGTTTAGTAATAGCTTCAATTTCTTTATCCTTTTCTTTTAATTGTTGTTCCACCATTTTAACTCTAGCTCTTTCGTTTTGTTTATAACGAACCTCATCTTGTATGTGTAAATCCTTTTCTTTTAATTGTTGTTCCAAAGTTTCAACCTTTTTTTTTAAAGATTCAATTTCGGATTTAATAGGATTATATCCATCATCCATTATACACCTTTTCTAGAGTTAAATTTTCGCTTTTCATATCTTGAACAGCTTGACCTACAAACCCACCAAATTCCATAGATACTGAGGGAGGGAGCTTTTTCCTTTCTATGGGTGATAACAAAACATACTTGGCTACCCAAACATCTAACGGATTATTAAATTGTGATGGGCTTGTGTGATCTAAACCTATATCAACATAACATTGTTTAATTGGTATAAACTTTGATTCGGCCATAAAGTTTTGTACAATTATTTGTACAATAAATCAACAATTTTTATATATTTCTTTTTAATACTATATATAGTATAAAATCTTATTGATTCACTATGAAGCTAAAGGAAATACGCTATAAACGGCATAAAATAAGGGTTATTTGGGAAAAGTGCAAAGACTGTATGGCCTTATATGACCCTAATATTTCAACGCTTTCCATTAGCCCCAAACTATCAAAATTTATGCTAGGAAAAATACTTTTCCATGAAGTTTGGCATATAATTTGTTACTTAAACAATAAAGATATAAATAAAATAGGGGAAGAAAACACAGCAATTCTTGCAGAAGAATTTGCCGTAGTTCTTTCAAAGAATCCTACATTAAAAAAATTAATTAATAGTTGTGTGTGATTCGTTTTCCTAAAAAAAAATATAAAATAATTTATGCTGACCCACCTTGGTACTTTAAAAGCTATTCTAAAAGAGGCGAAGGAAGGAACGCTACCAATCATTATTCATGTATGGAGTTTGATGATATATGTCGGCTTCCTATTGCTAGTATTACTGACTTGGATTGTGTTTTGTTTCTTTGGGTTACTGATCCTTTTCTTGAGAAATCTTTTAGACTTCTTAAAGAATGGGGTTTTAAATATAAAACGGTGGCTTTTACATGGATAAAAACAAATGAAAAAAATAATTATTTTATGGGTTTAGGTTATTGGACTAGGGCAAATCCTGAAATGTGTTTGTTAGCGACTAAAGGCAAACCAAAAAGAATTTCTAAAAATGTAAAACAATTAATTATTGATAAGCGTAGAAAACATAGTGAAAAACCACAAAGCATAAGACAAAGAATAGTATCTTTATGTGGCGACTTGCCAAGAATTGAATTGTTTGCTAGGCAAAAAGTAAAAGGTTGGGATAGTTGGGGAGATGAAATTTGAAAAAAGTTAAACTAGAACCCTTTGAAGTAGAACTAGCTTTTGAAAATTCAACTAGAAGATATATCTCAAACCTAAAGCAAGGAAAAGGATTCTCTTATGGTTATACCGGTGGTTTTGAAAAAACTATTACCGATTCTGTGTTGGGTTCTTTAGGAGAAATAGCATGGGCGAAAGCCTCAAATACTTTCTTTAATAATTCTTATAGCGATTCGTATGCTAGATATA